CCATACCCCCTATACCCCCCTATACCCCCCTATACCCCCTGTTCCCCCATCAGTATAAGTTTTACCCTTTATTAGTTGGTACATTAAAGGTTGAGATACACTGTACTTCCTAGCAAGAGATGAAATAGTTATCTTCTCTTTAGCAGTATTGTATTCTTCTCTGATAGCATTGGCTTCTTCCACAGTAAACTTTCTTCTGGAATAACCACCACCTCTACTATCTTTTCTATCTTCTATTCTTATCTTTCTAATCTTTGGCATAATCTAATATTCATCATCAAACCTGTCAGCAGTTTCACCATATTGATTTTCAATATCAATACTTGTAATTATAACATCTACTTTATTTAGGTTCTTTTTATTTATGTAACAAATTCTATCTATTAATTCTTGGTCGTTCTCTATTTCTTTAGTATTAGATGTAAGAACAAATGTATCTAGTATTCCTGTAATTACTTTCCTAGTTACAACTTTTTTACTCTTTATCTCGTAAGATACAAATACTCTAAAGATTGGTTTTTTCATTTTTAATTTTATCTAACTCAAACTCTAAATGGTTAATAGCCTTCTGTATGCAATCAACACTTGTATCATGCTTACGCTTTGCTCTCAGGAGATATGTAGTGGCAGTACCGATATTATAGGATAAATCAAAATCTTCTACAACTTTCCTAGCCTCATACCCATAAACTCTACCAATGTAATAGTTTGGAGTTTTCTCTTTACTATAATCTATTTTAAGTTCTTCTTTTGTTAATAGCATCTTAGGATTAATTTCACCTCCACTCCATTTATTATCTTTATCTTCCACCACCTCATCTTGCCAAGTAGTGGTTGGAGTCCATCCATTCCTACCCTTATCGTAATAATATTTATTATGCTTTGTCATCTAATTTATCTATATTTTTTTCTAACTTCTCATTCTCTTGTCTCGCTATCTTACCCTCAACATAGCATAAGGCAAATATATATAAAATCACAACACCAACAATCATTAAAGCACCAATAGTTGCACTATTCATCATTTAATATTTTTAAAAGTTGATTACTTGTATATATCCTATCATCACCTGCATAGTTTTCGTATATCATTGTGAAGTTATCATTCTTCCAAGTCCATAAAGACCTAACTCCAGTCTTAATGTGATGCTTCAATACGCTTTTTATTGTTTTGTAAGTTCTCTCCTCCATATTATTTTTGATTTTTATACCAAACTCCATAACCTTTTGCTTTACCGATAAATGGAACTTTTTTAAGTACAACTAATTTTTCTTCATTATCCTTTTTGTACTTAGGATTTTTACTATTTAATTTTCGTTTCTTCATATTGTTTATTTAATAAGCATAGTGGGGTTAGAAAAAAAAGGAATATTAACGCTTAAGGGTTTCAGAGTTTCCCTATTATAGTTATTATTATTTATCCCCACTATACTCATCTTCTATTAAGGTAGAGTAGAAATAGGCTTCTAGCACACAAGTAATTACAACCACTCCCCATATTATCATAAATGTTTTCACAATGCAAATATATAAAAATATTTCAATTTTATACAAATTAGTTTCTAAAACTTTTCCCCTTGATAATCACCACTTTACACTTCCTCAGCCTATCTAAAGTCCTTTCATCATATCTTTCTTTAAGTGCTAAAGGTGTTAAATTTGTAGTGATTAGTAATGTTTTAGAACTATCCTCAGCATAAGAAATTGCATCAGCAACTGCATCTATCTTAGTACCATAATCATTTTTAATACTCTCAGTTCCTAAGTCATCAATGATAATGAATGGTGCTTTGTTTCTATCAACTGCACCTAATTCTTTTGCAGGAACGCTTCTTAATATCTTATTTGTTTTAGTCCTGAATATAGCAGGAATAACAAAGTTTAAGATAGTTGATTTACCTAATCCACACTCGCCCATCAACATCAAACCTCTACCTTTAGTATCTACCATCCAGTCAATAATCTCATCATAAGCAGGTAAATGTTCATACTTATCAACTGTTCTATCGTAATACTCAAAAGACTTAATGAACATTTCTTTTATTTCTTCTCTTGCTCCTAGTTTATATCTGTTGTAAACCTTTGGCTGCAGGAAGTCTGCATTTTTAAATGTATCTTCTATTGTTCTCATAGTTTAAAATTTACCATCACCATAATCTCCTCCTTTTTTATGTCTATGTGATGTAGTGTTATTGTTATTAGTTTTATTTTGTCTTTTCTCCCAAGTCCTCATACAAGCCTTCCAATCTTTCATTTTGTTTTTACCTACCATCCAATTTTTACTTTCATAGAAATCAAAAAAAGTTTCTGCATCAATACCATTATTCCTCCATAAACAATATTCTTTAATATCATTAACAGTTGGTTTTTTAAAAGAAGTCCCTTTATTATTAATATGTTTATCTTTAGATAAACTAATACTATCTTTAAAGTTTTCTTTAATACCCCCCTTTAAGTTTTCTTTAATACCCCCTTTAAGTTTTCTTATATACCTTCTTTCAATTTCTTTAGTATTTCCTTTATAGATGTAATTAGTTGATATATAGCCATTTGCAACTAATTCGCTTACCCATTTAGAAATAGTAACAGTACTCTTACCATAAAGGTTAGAAAAGTATTTATTTGTAGCAAAGCACTCACCATTAATATTAAGTAGTGCAGTTATTTCAGCATACAATAATTTAGCGTTTGCAGTTAGATTCTTATCATATCTAACCTCAGCACTTATTATAGCATAGTAGTTTGGTTGTTGTTTCATTGTTTTTAGTTTTAGTTATTTTTTGGTATCTCTAGTTCATAGCACTCTGTATAGGTGGACATTACTACAGTCCATTCACTTACCTGTTCGTGAGTAAACCAACAAAATCTTGCGTATAAGGCGTTCAATGGCTGTATGAACAAATAGTGCGTAATTTTCTTTTTAGTGTTGTTGTGGGCTTTAAAATTAACTCTAAGCGCATCTCCACCACTTCTTACGCCTTTAACATCAATATAGTTCATCTCACCAATACCTTGCATAATTAAATCAGCCTCAACAACTGGTCTTTCCTCAAGTAGTGGTGCTGCCTTATATTTAATTCCATTGTTATTCTCCATCAGATGTCTTGCAATAAGTTCTGCAAATATTCCTAACTGAGATATAGAGTGTTCTTGCTTACCTCTATATTTTTCTGTGTTTTTATTATAAACATCAGCAGATAACATACTCCTTACCTTAGCAAGTTCATCAGATAGTTTGATGAAAGTGCTAGGATAAGTTGTTTTTTTCCATTTAATCATTAGAATGGTAAGTCATCATCTGTTTTTACTGCAGACTTCTTAGCAGTAGTTTTAGAATCTTTTGGTGGCTCATAAGTATTTACATAAGCATAATGAGTTGCACCTTTCTCAGATGGTTCTCTCCTTTCTGAAATCACCATAGAAACCCAACCATTCTTTGAGTTTGCTTGTAGTTCATCCATCTTAAAGTTAGCAACCATCATTGTACCATACTTCGTATCAATATTTTTGATACTACTTGGTAAGTAAACCTTCTCTTTCTTGTCTGTCATTTTTTGATTTTTTAATTTTATATAATTTAGTTAATGATTCATTGATATGTTTTAATTGAGTTTCAAGTCCTAATATTTCTTCATCTACCTCAACTTCAATAACTCTATCTTCTACTCTTTTAAAAGCATCAGAATCTTCTGGATAGTTATTGTAAAAGAACTCAAACTTTCTTGTATGGTGTATAATAGATGCATGATGTAGGTTTGTTACTCTACCTATCTCACTAAGAGTTAATCCAAACATCTCTCTTAATATATAGATATACATCCTTTTAGCAAATATATGTTTTTCTTTCTACTACCCAAAAACATTTCTTCTTTCTTGATAGTGTAAATTTTTGCTAATTCTTCTGTAATTACATTGTGGTAGTAATCACTAAATTTTAATCTTCTTCTTCTCATTTTGTTATAATTTTAATTTAAGTCGTACACTATTGTATCAACTATGTCTTGTATATTTAATCCAATAAAGTCTGCTAATGTCTTAGCGTGAATGAATCTAAGTGATGGTGGGTTTTCTATAAACTTTCTACTTGTAGCATAATTAACTCCAAGTATCTTACAAAGTTTTAAATTAGATACACCATATATTCTTAGTAGAGCCTCAAACTCATTTCTGGATTCTCTGATTTGTACTAATGAATATTTATTTGTCATCTCTCTTTATGTATTTTTCAATCTTAGATTTCTCAACTTTAAATTTAGTTTTACCAATATGATAAAAATCTATAAGTTGTTGTTTGTCTAACACCTTCAGCATATCATCTTCAACAACCTCACCTAAAAGGTTTTTCTTGTTCCATATAATATAAGTGTATGCTTTTAAAAAGTGATTAAAAATCTCTATGTCCAAATACTCCATCTTTGCACATTTTTTCCCATTGTTTTCTTGTGTCTTTTTCATATCTGTTTTCATATATTTTAGTTATTATTTCTTCTGCTTCTAGTTCTGTTAAATCATTTATCCTGCTTAGAATATCAGATTTCATTCTTTCTGTAAAAGATGTTAGGTCAATGTTACTCTCAATGATAAGCCATTGGGTATCTGTAATACCACTAGGCTCACCATCAAGAATATTATCTATCCAATCATCAGGCACTAGTCAACAATCTCATCCTGACCACATACTCCTTGCTCATAGAATCCTGAAATTTTAAGTACCACTCTGCTCATTGCTCTCTTTTCTGCCATAGCAACAGGGAACTTCTTACCACCTCCCATTAAGTTATTGTCAGATGCTTCACCAAAACTCATAGCGTTCTTAACCTCATTACCAACTTTCATTGATGCTGCTGCTCTTAATACGCATATTCCTTTTTCTATATCCATATTGATTACTTCATAGGCAACTGTAATATTGTTTCTTGATACAATCTTATCAATTCCAGTTCTTGTGATAATTACAAACCCTCTCTTGTCTTTGTAAATATCTTCTTCTACTAAACCATTCTCTTTGTAAAGCCTTCTTAAAGCCTCTTTTCTTGTTTCCACTATTGGCTCAGGTTGTTTCTTCAGTTTTTCTTGCATTGTTTTTTTTGTCATTTTATTATTTAATTGATTAATACTCGGTTGTTGTGCAATATCATGCATTGCGTTAATTGTTTCTTCTCTTTCTTTCATAAATTCTTCTTTCATTCTTCCCATTTTTTCGTTTTTTTCGTTAATAGTTTCAAATTTATCTTCTGTCTTGTTGTAACAGTATTGTTCATCATCTCCCCTGTAGTATCTATCTCCAAAGTTTAAATCAGTCCTACTGTTCTCATCTTCCATAATGCCATCTTCAAAAATTCTGTCTGCTATGCTCATAATTGTTTATTGTTTTAGTTATTAATTGAGGCAAAGATATAAAATTGGAATTACCTACCAAAAGATTTTTAACAATTTTTAGATAAATGTTTACCTACTAGGTTAAAATTATTATATTGAGAAGAATAAAACTATTATAATTAATAGAATATAGAACAAAGATAGTTTAGTTGAATCTTTTATTTTCATTATAAAACATTAAAAGTAATGCACTAAACGAGCCACTTGCCCACTTGTTTTTTCGTGCAAAAATCCTTCAACTGCTTTAGGAACTCCAACATATCCTTTTCTTGAGTGCCAACTATCAGTTCCTGATGGACTACGCATATACTCTACAGTAACTCCTATAAAGTCTTTAGCATCTAGCCACTTATGTTTAACTTTGTGATGTAAATGATGTAGATACCAATATCTATATTTAGTTTCACTCCACATTACTGGTTTCTCCTGAGCCATCATTAAAGGTAAGTTTGCCATCTTAGCACCATCTCCATGCTCTAATCCAATTAAGTTCTTACCATACTTATAATACTTTCTATGTGCTACACTAATATCAAAAGTAATATCTCTATCGTTTCTAAACCAACTCTTTAATGCGTGTGC